CATAAGGGAAATGCTGAGAAGGAATCCCGATAAATTGAATAGGCGAAGCGGCAGCAGATGAGAGCAGAGGCAAATGGAAATTGACAAATTCTGGGGACTGGCATATAATATACTTATCAAGACAGCCAGTAAGGGAAGTCAAGGTTCCCCGTCCTGGCAAGATATATGTTTAAGACGTAGCCGCCTATTCTTTACCAGAGAGCAGGGCGGCTATTTCTTATGTGTGTATGTAAGGATAGATACAATTAAGCTGGCTGTTGTCAGAATTATCATAAATATCTCGTAATCGCTCATAAGCATCCCCTCCTGTCAAGGCTCAGGATCAGGGGAACCACAGCCGCTCTACTGGCTGCCTGGATAAATATACTATATTCAGTTTTAGCTTATTGAAATCCCATGTTTTATTGCCTGCTCTTTGAGTTTGAGAAAATTTTTTGTTTGAGCATTTTTCATTCTACTATAAGCGCTAAAAGATTTGGGAGCTAGTTCAGGTAATTCATAAAAAATATGATAGTATTCTTTACGCATCAAATTTTTCTTATGAAATGCCTCCTGCTGTTTTATGTATTCAGGATTATCTTTTATATGATTGATCAATTGCTGATAGTTTGCATCATGATCAAGTACAGAATATATATATTTCTCAGCCTTGTCAGCTTCGTCAAACATTCCCATTTCTACGTGCCATTGTACTATCCGGTAAAAATGACTTTCCTCCCAAGACAAAGGATGGGCGAGCATTAATTCGGTGCATTTCCATAAACAAGCAGAACATCTTATTTTATCTTTGCGATTATAAAAGCTTCCGGCTTTCATCCTTAAAACATAATCTAAATTTCCAGTAACGCCATATCCATCCATTATATTTTGATGTGCTGGGAATTTTGGTACAGGAATGCGCTTTAAATCGTCCAGATTCTCCAGATCATATTTTACTCCATCTGAAACCAGATATCTGGCATCGTACCAGCTTTCTTTATCAGTGGGATATACTTTGTACATCTCTCCATTTTTGAAATAGATGGTTTGAGCATCAGGAACATCATCGGATGATGAATTGAAAACACTTTTAATTTTATTGAAAAGGCTCATGGAATCCTCCTATGCAAATAGAACAGTAAAATATCAGGTATTGTTTTATTTTTTTACGATGGAAAGGCGGTAGGTGACGTGATGATCTTCAGATGGTGGATTCTGAAAGACTTCCTCATCAATCTCCAGATTTGTCCAGTCATCTGTTTGAATTACACCGTCAATCAATTCTACCCGGATAAAATTAGGCAGATTCATAATATCATCATAGGTGTATAAACGTTTTGCCATGAGAGCACATCCTTTCGTGAATAATATTAGTTATGCGTTGTCACGTTCCATCCGTTGATCAACTGCTTTTTTGATATAACCGTTTACGGATTCTCCGGCAGCAGTCGCAGCGGCTTTGATTTCTTCGTATTTTTCCTTTTGGACATCAAGAGGAATACGTTTAAGTTTATTTTTTGCATATTCGATATCATATTTGGCTTTAGTTGAAATTTCAGGCATTAGAGATTTCCTCCTTGAGATACTTGTATGTATTTATTTAAAATGTCTCTATCCCATAAAAGAACGTTTGTTTTCTGGGCAAGATCTTTTGCTTGTCTGGTGAAATAGCGATTTGTCATTACTACTGGAACATGGCAATTATAATATCTACATCCGGAAAAGGCTTCTTGCACTGCTTTGTTTCCGATATCAGAAGAATAACATTTGCACTGTATGCCATATTTTACACCGCCTTTCTCGGCAAGAACATCGATTCCCTGATCTCCACTACCTTGTGTAACACTAACATTGTAGAAACCATTATTTTTGAGCAGCTCAGCACAATAATATTCGAAGTCGTGTCCTTCCATTGTATCGTAGACAGGAATTTGTGGTTCTGGTGATATATAAGATTCAACAGTGTCTTCTGGTTCAGAAGCGGATTCAGGAGCATAATCACTTTTGCTATATGACGGAATAATTGGTTCTACGTCATTAGAATCAGTAGAATTTGTTTTGATGATTCCTGAAAAAGTTCTGACTATAGAAGAAATAATGGTGCATACAAGAGCTATTATTACGGCACCAGGAACAAATATAACTAAAGTAGCAACAAGTCCGGCTATAATATGTGAACTGTCTTTCTGAAAACCAGTAATTGTAATGTAAATCATAAAAATAAGCCATAAAGCCGTAAAAAATGCTGTGACTTTGTGGTGAATGTAAAATGTTGTGATTTTTTTCAAATCTCTCTCTCCCTATAGTTGATTTTAATACTTCAAAATTATATCAAAAAGATGAAACTGTGTACATAGTAAAAAGATACAAAAAACTACGTACATATTTGTAAAAAAAGTCAATAGACAGGTAACTACGTACATAGTATACTATAATCAGTTCAAGGGAACAGAACAACAGCGAAGAGTGAAAATGAAGTGATTGTAAGATGTACCAAAGACACTAACATAACACCGGGCAAGGGTAAGGGGATAATGAGACGGTCGAGAAACCTTAGATAGCTTTAAGACCTGCCGGGGCTGTTGGGAATTCCGATAAAGGGAGGGATAAGAACATGAAGTACAACTTATCAAAGATCATGTTGAAAGCATGGAAAGTTTACCGCAAGACAAAGAATATCAGCTTTGCAGAAGCACTTCACAGAGCATGGTT